GGGATTATCCTGAAGTAATCGTTAGGGCTACTGCATTGTTAGCAGCATCTATGGCAATCTTACCATACGATGAGCAACATGGACTACGATTACAAGTTCAAGTATATGACCAAGAAGGTGGAACTGGGCTATTAGACTTAATTAGAAAAGGGATTATTAGTTTAGATCAAGATGAAGATGGTAGAGATAAGATAGTAAAAGATGTATCTATTGATGCAAGTACAACTGGTGCTATTGTAGATACCTATGGTTATCCAAGTGTGTCTTATGATAGAATCAAGGTTATCATTGAAACTGGAGGTACTTTTGCAGCAGGTTCTACATCTACTGTAACCTATAAGACTTTTGTAGGTGATGATTCAGGATTAAAGATTAATGCTAATCAAGAAGCAGAAATTATTGATGGATCATTCCAATCAATAGGACATGGAGTTTATGTACGATTCTCAACTGGTGTCTATACTGCTAATGATGAATGGGAAGTAGAAGTAACTGGACTTGACCATACATCAGGTGGTGGAATTGAAACAATCCAACTTAAAAGGAGATAAAGATGCCTTATCATAAAGGAAAAAAGAAAAAGAAAAAAGGTCGTAGAAAATAGTGGCACATCAAGATAGAAAGAAAAAACTATTAAAACGATATGGCTTAAAAGCAGTCAATCGACCGAAGATGACACCAAGTCATAAGACTAAGAAAGCAGTTGTATTGTCAGAAGTAGGACATAAACTAAAGTTGATTAGATTTGGTGCTAAGGGTATGGGACATAACTATTCTGCAGGTGCAAGACGAGCATTTAAAGCAAGACATAGAAGAAACATAGCTAAGGGTAAATCAAGTGCTGCATATTGGGCAGATAAGTTCTTATGGAGTCCAGGAGGAAGTAAAAAGAATCCACCTAAATCACAAAAGAGGGTTTATGGCAAAAAGAGGTAGTGTAAACATTGTCAGAAGAAATGGTAAAAAGAAAACCAGACAAGGTATGAGTAAACGAACCAAGTATGGTACAAAAGCAAGTACAAAATATTATAAAAAAAGAAGTAGAGGACAAGGATAATGGCAAGAGTAGAATTTGAAAATATATATAAAGATAGAATATTAAATAATATTCAAAAACTTATTAAACAGACCATCCCAAGTGTTCCTTTGTATTATGATGAACATAGGGGACAAGAAAGTTTCTTGTTAAGACCACAATCTGATACTTTTATTGATTATGCAAGTAATGCTCATATAAGACAATATGAAACATTGATTAGTTTTCAGATTTTATCAGGTTCTGATTATACAAGAGATAAAGACATACAACGATTAACTGATGTTGCAGAACTTGTAAAAAGAATATTTTTTGACAATCGTGATTTGGAAGCATTAGGTATTACTGAATGGTATAATGCCAAAGTAACCGATATTATCTACGAAAGAGACGAAGAAGATACAGAAGTAGAAAGATTTGTAATGACTTTAGAATGTAATGTAAATGAAGGGGTTTCATAATGAAATATAAACATATTAAAGGACTTCAACTGCAAAAACCATCTTATTTAGATACACCTAATCAAAAGATTAGAGAATTGTTAGAAGGTAAAGAAGTTGAGTTAAATGAAGAAAATGTGGCTGAATTTGAATCGTTAGGTGTTCAAGTCAAGCCAGTAGAAAACAAACCTAAAAAGAAAAAAGTTAAAAAAGAGGAGTAATAACAAATGGCTATAAGTTCCAAAGTCTATGGTAAAAGCCAATATGCCATAGGTATTAAACAAAAGAATGCAACTGCTTTTGAAACAGCAGGTGCAGACGACACAGCATATCAATTACTACCTGTAATCAATGTATCTGCCCCAGTCCTCAATCTTGTAGAATCAGGGGAGATACGAAGCAACAATGCAGGTATGATTGAAACTGACTTTGACCAGTTTAGAACAAGAAAAGGTGGATTTGTAACACTTGATTTTGAAGTTCCTGCAGAAAGAGCAGGGCTTGTAAGATTATTGGCTAATGTATTACAAGACCATAGTGAATCAGGTGCTAATCCTTATGTTCACACTATTGAAGCATCATCAAGTAATGCTTTATCAAGACCTGATTTTACAGGAAGTTCAACAGCAGGTATTCCAAGTATCTTTGATATTGGGTTATATGGACCTGCATCAGGCGAAGATAAAATCATCACAAGTGGTACTTTACAATCACTAACAATGAACTTTGATATGACTGATGGTAGATTACTATTGAATGGTACTTTCTATTCAGGTTTTGCAAGTTCAACAGGATTCAAAGTTGGACAAACATTATCTGCTAATAGTGGAGAACCAACACTAATGAGTACATCACCAACACAAATTGAATCATATTTTGATACAAAACAATTTGATGTCAATGGATCTGCAACTGATGCTATCATTACAGCAGTATCATTTACTTTTGAAAACAATGTTGCAAGAGTAGGTAGAGATGCTAATGGTGATGCAGAAGCCTATGCATTTGGTGTTCCATCAGTAAACATTACTGGTGAAATATCATTTATGTATGATGGTAACTACAATGATAGTGCTAATAATGTATTACAGGACTTCTTAGATGGAGATACTGCTACATTAACACTACAACAAGGTGATGGTACAGTATCAAGTGTAGGAGAAATGAATATTACAGCAGAAGTATATTCAACTGCTGTGAATTATGATCTAAATGCAGACACAGGTGCTATAATCACAATTCCATTTAAAGTAGTACAACCTACTGCAAGTGGTGCAGCAAGTGGTACAGCATTTAAGTTTGAATTTTGTGATGCAGTAACTAATACAAGTTGGTAAACGAAGGAGTAACACATGAAGGTTAAAATGTTCGATAAAGAGTGGGATATAAATCCTATTACTTATAAACAAAAAAGAGAGTTGTGGCAATTAAGTCTAAATGCTTTTAGAGATGATAAAGAAAATCAAGACGAGTATTTCAAATTGATTAATCGTGTTGAGGAACTTTCAGGACTAACTGAGAAGGAAGTCAATTCTCTATCAATGGCACAAGTAGATTTATTGCTACAACAAATCTTTACTGACTATATGGGGCTTGAAAAAAAAGACTCATAGGGCTTTGTAGTTATGTGTGGTTTTCTCAATTAGGATTTCCACACATAGCTTTAGAGTTTCCATACAAAAGACAAAGTCCTCTTACAAAAAGAGTAAAGACCTACAAAAATATAGAACAGGTATGGGAAGAAATAGAATTATTAGTAGATAAATGGAAAGATAGTCAATTCTCTCTTGGGAGAAATCTTTACTTTCATTTACCATTATTTATGAATCCACAATGGATCATAAACAATGAAGATAATATCTTGTTAAAAGAATATAATTGGGTAAAAGAGTTCAATATTCCATTAGCAAAAGATTTGGATAGTGCTGATGCAAACAAGATTGAAATATTTGATGTTATTAAAAATGAGATTAATAGTATAAAACTTTATATGAGTGAGCAAAATGGCAGATAAAAAAATAAGATTATTAATAAAAGCAGAAGTTAATAAGGCAATACAAGATCTAAATAAAACTGAAAAAAGCACTAATAAATTAGCTTTAGCAGCAAGAAAAGCAGCTAAGGCATTTGCAGGATTAGCAAGTGTCGCAGCTTTAGGGGCAGTTATAAAGTCGTCAGTACAAACTTCAGCACAATTTGAAGCATTAGAAACACGATTGGTAGCTTTAAAAGGTAGTGTAGATGAAGGTAGAAAATCTTTTGAATTCTTTAATAAAGTAGCAGCAACCACACCATTTCAACTTCAAGATGTTGTTGAAGCAGGGGCTCAATTAGAAGCATTTGGTTCAGATAGTCAAGAAACATTAAAAGCAGTAGCTGACTTGGCAGCATTTATGGGAACAGATATTGTATATGCAGCTAATTCCTTTGGTAGAGCATTTGCAGGTGGTGCAGGTGCAGCAGATGTTCTTAGGGAACGAGGGGTATTAACACAAATCAAACTAAAAACAGGATTTGACGATTTATCAAAACTTACCTTACCACAATTTAGAAAAGCATTAATTGATACATTGACCGATCCTGAGGGAAATATTGCAGGGTCTACTGATTTGTTGGCACAAACATTTACAGGATTAGTTTCTAATTTTCAGGACAGTTTATCACAATTACAAGACAGTATTGGTGATATATTAGCACCTGCTATAAAAGATGTTGTAAAATTCTTAAAAGAAGGTATTGATGATTTAACAGAAACTTTTAAAGAACTCAATGAAACAGCTATAGAAACCACATTAAGAAAATTAAAAGAACTTGGTGGAGAAGATGAAAACATATTAAGGACTATTTCAGACTTGGAAAGAGATGTTGCTTTACAAAGACAAAAAGCTATAGGAGAACAGCTTAAAGGTCTTGGTACTATAACAGAAATGTCAAGTGAGATTTCTGAAGAACTGAATAATCAATCTAAACTTCAAATACAATTAGGAGAAGCTGAGAAAGAGAAAGAAGAATTAGCAGCTAAAGGGTTTAGAAGAACAAGAGATGAAAACAAAAGATTAACTGAATTAAGAACAGATATAATCGATGATTTAGAAAATCAAATCAATAAAAGCGATACACAGATAGAACAACTTGCTGAACAAATTAGATTACAAAAAGAATATAATCAATTACAAGATACTATTGTTGGAGAACGACCTACTTTTTCTTTAATACCTGATGAAGATGAGTTTCTTGGAGATTTAGAAGTTGTAGATGAGTTTTATGACCATTTAAAAGAAAAAGAAGAAGAATATACTGAATTTCAAAAAAAACAAGCTAAGACTCAAAAATTAATTGATGATCAATTATATAAAGAAAAAATACAAAACAATTTACAAGCAGCAATCTTACAAGGACAAAATGCAAAAGATGCAGCATTGTCAGTAATTAAAGCAGAAGTAGCAGAAGCTCAAGCAGGATTGATTTCAAGTATTATGAAGGCATTACCATTTCCTATTAATCTTGCAGTAGCAGCAGGAGCAGGTGGAATGATTGGTAAAGTAACAGACCAACTATTTTCCTCTTTTGCAACTGGTGGTAGTATTATCACAAAAGGTAGAACTACATTGCCAATAGGTGGTGGAGTGGTAGCAGGGGATAATGCAAGTGGTATGGAAAGAATCGATTTCACTCCCTTACCTGCACCACCAGGGGCTAATGATAGAAATGTAAATATTTACATATCTGCACCATTAGTAGATGAAACAGTAGTAGATTATATTATACCAGCTATTAGGAGAGCAGAAAAATTAAACTTATGAGCAATGTAACAAAATCAACTGCTTTTGCATACATACCAAAGAGATTATTTGGAATGAAAAAGAAAAGCATAAAACAAAAACTAAAAAAACCAAAACTAAAATTAAGGAGATATTAAAGTGGAAATTGGCAAAGGAACTAAATTAACATTCAGTATTGAAACACTTATCAGTATTAGTGTTACAATATTTATGGTAGTTGGATTGTGGTTTAATCTTCAAGCTGATATTGAAGAAGCAAAACAATTACCTGAACCACCAATCAGTAGAACAGAATATGATCTTAAGGATCAGATGATTAGAAATTCAATTTTAAATACTGAAGAAAAAGTAGAAAAATTAGAAGATAAAGTAGATGACATTAAAGAGGATACAAGAAGTATTAATGAAACCCTACTAAACATGAATAACAATTAGGATGGATTATGAAAAAATTGATAAATATGTGGCTATTGGTGCTTGGATTATTTACTTCGTCGCTATACTCACAATCAGCATCTTTGGATAGTTTTCAAGATATTCAATTAATGAAGAATGAATTTTGTGCAGTTATAGAAGTGAATGCTTCTTGGAATTGGGCAAACAAAATACCATTAGAAAAATTAGAAAAATGCTATACTGGATATGTAGATATTGCCAATAAAGATATTGGTGCAGTCATACAAAAAGAATGGGACATTAAAGTAGTACCTACCATTATTATCTTTGAATATGGAGTAGAAGTAAAACGATTTGAAGCAGACTTATCTATGAAATTTAGAGAAGAAGAAATCTTAAATAAAATCAGACAAGAGATTAGAAAATAAGGAGATATACATGAGTTTTGTTAATTCAAACTATGAATCAAAGCTATCACCAACCATGACTGAAAACTGGTTGGTACAAATCTTTAAAAACAATAATGCGAGTATTTTAACAACCAATACTCCTGATTTAACATTTAGTTTTTCTGCTACTACTTATAATAGCATAAACTATTATCCTGCGATCCTCAACAAGCCAAGTATATCCTATTCACTTGATCTAAAAGGGTTCACCACTAAGACTGGTAATATTACCCTAAACATAGCCAATATAGATTTAGATGGAACGACCTTATTAGAATTATTAGGGAATGAATATATTAATGGTCATGTCAATGTATTATCACAAATAGATGGAGATGATACTGCAAATAATGCTTTGCAAATCTTTAGTGGTAAAGTGTCAAGTTTTGGTTATAGAAATAATACGATTGTATTGAATGTCATCTCTAACAGACCATTTCAGAATGTGTCTATCCCACAAGGCAGAAGTGTAAATGCCGACAATCCTCAATACAATAATAAGATAGTCCCTTTGGTTTATGGGGACTATACTGCTAATACTGAATTTGTCAATGGTCAAGATGTCTATGCTTGTCCATTTCTTAAAAACGATGGTAAAGACTTTATGTACATAGTCCCAGAAGGAACAAGTGGTTCTGATAAATTAGAGTTCTATGATAAAGGAATGAAACGATTTGTAGAACTTATCAATACCAATACAACCATAGCAACAGTAGATAGTGTTAAAGTATTAAAAGTACCAACATTAATGACAAGACAATTTAAGATGTTGCCTGATGATGTAACTGCAACTATTGTAGGTGCTGATGTCAGCTTAACTTCAGGAAGTCTTGAAAATGCCTATAATGGTAACACAGGAGATAATGCTACCTATGCTAATACATTAGGATTTAGTGGAGATTCAAGAGGGGTAGTATTTAAATTACAAATGCCACAAGTTACAGGTAAGATTACTGCAATCACATTAGGATTGTCAGGTAATTATAGTCAAACCATAACTGGTAGTCCAAGTGGTACAGATGGTGCATTCTTTAATTTAGCAGATGCACTAAGTGGAAGTTTTGGATCATCAAGTGGAGATATAGAATTAGTAGGAACTTCATCGAGTGGAGATAAAGTCGATAGAACCAATGTAGCTTTACCAACATCAACAGATATATCAGGAATATTAGAAAACAATGCTTTGCCTGATGAACTATATTTGAGTTTTAGATTTAATGCAGAAGGTGAAGCTGTAGATTATAGTAATTTTGAAGTCGTATTAAGTAATGTGTTTGTAACTATTACTGCAACCAACGACTTGGCTAACGAACCAATTGCATCACAAGAATTTAATGCAGGAATTGAAAAAGTATATTTAGGTAGAGATGTTACCACACCAAGTTTCACAGAACATACTACTGCAACCACTATTGGTGATTTAAATAATCCAGTAGCGATCCATAGGGAATTATTACATAGCATAATTAATGTTACTGATTTTACAAGTGATACTGATATTGAAAATTCAGGTTTTAAAACAGTAGCAGAACTAAGAGATTCTACTTTGACCAGTCCAACATCAACACATTGGAAAACACGATTAGCATTAGATGAAAAAGAATCCTTAGAAAGTATTATGGAACAATTACAATATGAGGGTTGTTTCTTCTTTGAGTTTAGTCCACAAGCACAACAAACTGCAATTAGTGGTGTAGCAGGATTAAGATACTTTACTATTGAAGATAGTGTTACTGCTAATGTTGATTTATCTCAAAATGATATTTCAGGATATGAACTTGGGATTACTTCGGCACAAGATTTAGAAACAAGACTGCTTGTTAATTACAAAAAACATCCTGCTGAAAATGAATATTTAGAACAAGACACTTTTACAGCATCTACTCATACAACTATTTTTGGTGATGCAGATATTCAAAAACAAGAAATTAATCTTGATTTAGTATATGATGCAGTAGCAGATGTGGTAGGTTCAAGAAATTCCAGTTGGATTAACTTTAGAGAAAGTATTTTTGGGGATTACAAAACTACAGTAAATGCAACTTTAGTCAATCCTGAAAAATATGGAATGCTACAAGTTGGAGATTACATAGACTTTGGAGAGATTACTTTTGAAGAACTTGGAAGTCCATTTAATGAAATATCAGACACCTTTGATAGTTTTGTTGCTATGCCTACAAGATTATTTAAAGATGCTTGGTCAGGGAAAAAATTTATAATAACAAATCTGAAACGACAAGTAGGGAAAGTTTCAGTACAATGTAGAGAGGTTTAGAAATGGCATCATATTTTATTTATGATTCAATCAATCAATATAGAAGTGATAACACAATTACAGAAGGTCAAATGACAGATAGTGGTACACCAACATTTTCTGCATCAAATACTTTGACTTCACATGAAAGAAGTTCAGATCAAAATATTGGTACTGTACTTTCAGGGGTAGCAGATAGAGATGCAATAGAATATGCAGTTGGATCATCAGTAACTGCAGATGCAGCAGCAGTATATTTTACTGGAGATGATGGAGTTGCAAGTGGTACTATTATGACATTCTTTATAGATACTGATAGAGTAAGTTTACCAAGTAAAGGAACTATATCTGCAGTAAGTGGTGCTGGGTGGGCAGTAACAGACTTAACTGAAACTACTGGAACAAAATTCTTTACCGAATTTAATGCATCAGTATCCAATGTATCAGAAATCCTCATTGGTAAAAAACTAAACTTTGAAATAGAACCTGATGTAAATGTTCAATCATCTATCAATTATGAAAATGAAGTCCAAAGATCATTAGGTGGTGTAGAGTATGCTATTAATGTAAATCCAGGACAAGAAGTATTTACCATATCATTTCAAAACATATCAAGCACATTTAAATCTGATTTAATTACTATGCAAGATGCAATCAAAGGTGAAGCTAAGAAATTTGTTTGGTATGATGGATCAAGCTTTAATTGGGTAAGGTTGGATAAACCAATGACATTTACTGAAATAGCAGATGGAAGATTTAGCACACAATTAGTTTTAAGGCAACAAATCCAGTAAATACAAGACTTTTATACTGAAAGGTATATAATCACCCCATAAACAAAAAACCCCCTTATTTTAGGGGGTTCTTTGTATCTAAGAGGTAGTATAATTATCTGTTATAACAATCATTAACTAATGTTGATTCCCAAGATGGTTCATTATCAACATTTAAAAAATTATTACTCCAGTTAATAAAGTTTTCAACATTCATTGTAGATTGTTCAACTTGACCTGCACAATGTTTTTCAACATATACATCTGATTTTGGACTATTAAACACTTGATTACCATTATTATCTACTACACAAGCATAATATGTTGGTAATCCTGGTTTATCTCCAATAGGTAGTTTCATTAATTTTCTTTTACTCTCTTGACATTTAATAATCATTGTATTCTCCTTTTGTTTAACTAACATATACAATAATATGGAATACAATAACCAATGTCAATAATATTCGTAATTATTTTTTTAAGGGTGTTTTGTGGATAAAATTGTGGATAAATAGAGTAGGGGGTACAGTAGGGGGTACTGTGTAAGAAAAAGAAAAAGACAAAGATTAATATAAAGCTAAAGAATAGGAAGAATTAAAAGAATTGGAAAAAGAAGGTTGAAAATAAACATTGACAAGTTCAATATTAATCACTATTCTTGTAGAGTTAGTTAGATGAAGGAGAATAAATTGACTTACTTAAAATACATACAAAAAGAAAACAGCAATCAAATCTATGAACCTGAAATCATTTGTGATAGATGTGGTAATCAAGAAAAAGGAGATGATCCACCTATTCATGTTCAACATTGTTTTCTTTGTGAAGAATTAGTAGATTCAAAAAAAGGAGAAAAAAATGATAGTAGAAATAATCGCATATTCAATATTCATAATATTTTTCTGGGAAATGTTTAAAAAGGTGGTACAAGAATGGATACAGTAATTAAATTTAATTTTAAAGAATTAGAATTGTTAATTGAAGTAATGGAAAGAAATCGAATTGACAATGATGATGAAAACAAGTTAAGGCATGAACTACGACAAATTCGTAAAGATGCAGAAATTAAGAAAAACAAAGATACAGAAGTATTGGCTAACAAGCCATCAGAAGAAGTGAGATTAAATCCTTCTATGAGTACTGCTGTAGATGAAATAGAATAAGGAGAAAATATGGCTTTTGTAAATTTAAAAGACCTAAAAGCAAATGTAGGTGGTCAGTTGAGATTGACTTTAAACTCGGCAGGTGTCTACGAAGAAAAAGAGTGGCAAGGTAAGAAGTTCAATACCTTTAAATACGAAGTGATCCAAGATGGCACAATCAGCACCTTAGATGCTACTGATGCTTTAAAAAGAAAGTTAGATGCAATACCTCAAGGAAGTGATTTCTTATTAAGTTGGGAACAATTCACTACTGATGAAGGCTCGATTCGCAACTATTGGAAGGTTGAACCTGTGAGTAAAGAATCTGCTAATCCAGTATTTGAGAATGTAAAGAAAAGCATCAATGAGTTTGATCAAAAACTACAAGCAGATAAAGCAGTAAAACAAGCAGTAGAAACTACTAATCAAGCATATAGCAATCCTGCAAGAATGGGTATGATATTTAATAATACCATTAAATTGTATATTGCTAATGATATGGTATGGACTACTGACGAGTTTGTAAACAACTTTAAACGAGTTGAAGCTTGGGTAGAAGCTTGTGAAAATCCTAAAGCGATACCACAAGCAAGCAAACCTAATGAACCAGTTGTTCAAGAGTCGGTACAAATAAATGATGACGACCTACCATTCTAATGAGTAACGATAATACAATAATAATGCTCTTATTAGTAATTGTTTGGTTGATAGTTGCATTATTTGGAATTATATTTGTGGGGTTAATTATAGTGTAGAAACTGGGGCAGCTACTTTTTATTCTCTTTTTTAATTAACATGATAAATTGAATAGTAGCTGTCCCTTTCTCCTGAAAGGAAACAATATGCCAAAATTAAAAATATTTCCAAGCGACTCTATATGGAGTAAATACATTAGAACAAGAGATAATTGGACTTGTCAAAGATGTGATAAGAAATATGCACCACCCACTTCTGCTTTACATTGTTCACACTTCTGGAGTAGAGGATCATGGAGTGTAAGATTTGATGAAGATAATTGCCAGGCATTATGCTATGGATGCCATTCATACTTAGGTGGTAATCCACAAGAACATAGAGAATTTATATTGAATAAATTAGGACAAGAAAGATTTGATGCTTTACAGAAAAGAAGAAATACTGCATTAAAGTCAGGACAAAAGAAATTTTTATTATCAAAAGAATTTAGAAAAGAAGTACAATTAATGTTAGATAACTTAAATCTTAAAAAGTCAGAAGATTTTTACGACTATTTAGATTAGGAGAAAAAAGGAGAATAAAATGAGTTGTTACAGAATAATATATTGCTTAACAAAAAAATGCAACACTTTAATAAACAATGACGAAGGTGGATATTGTATAAAATGTTGGAATAAAAAAGACGAAGAAGCAAAAAAAGCAGGTAAGAATGGCTAAATCTCACCCTACTTATGATGTGTTTGGTAAGCACATGGGAACAATACAAGATCGTTGCAAAAAGGCAAACATACCTGATGCCTGGAGTGAAGAAGGAATACAGTTAAGAGAAGATTTTGCAAAAGAACATGGTCGTGCTTGGTGGGTGTTTGACTCTTATGAGAAAGTAGCTGCTTTTAAACAAAGACCTTGGATAGAAGATTACATGATAAAGGAGAGAAGTAAATGATAGATACGATAGTTACGATCGGTGTACTTTATGGTTGTTATAAATTGTTTCCAAAAGTATACAAAGAAATACACAAATTAGATTAATAAAAAAAATGAATAAAGAATTAAGAGATAGAGCCTTTCAATTAAGATTTAATTGTAATTATTCCTATAGAGATATTCAAAAAGAATTAAATATAAGCAAAGGAACTTTAAGTTATTGGTTTTCTGAAGAATCAAGAAAAAATCAAAAAAAGAGAACCAAAAAATATAGACAAAGTCCTGAATCAAGATTGAGAAGAAAATTATCAAGAGAATTTGATATTACAGGTATATCTACTAAACAATTAATAGTACATATTAAAAGAAAATCATTTTGTCATATTTGTGGCGATGATATAGATATTTTTAATCAAACATTTGATTTGGATCATATTAAGCCAAAGTCAAAAGGTGGAAGCAATAGACTATCTAATATGCACCCTGCACATTCTAATTGTAATTATATGAAAGGGAAAATGCATTTTGAGGATTTTTTAAAAAGAGTAGAAAAAGTTTATAAATATCAAAAAAATAAGGAGAAAAAATAATGGCACATACAATATACAAAAATAGCAAAGGAAAACGACTTAAATCAGTTACTACTATAATCAATGGTAATCTTGGTTGGAAAACTGGGGCTTTAATTGGTTGGAATCTTAAACTGGTAGATCAAGGATTAAACCCAAGAGCAGAACTTAAAAAAGCAGGACTGGTTGGTACACTTGCACATAACATGGTAGAACAGTTTATTAAAGGTGGTTCAGTTATTTTAGATGGATATGAACCTGAAGTAATATCAAAAGCTAAAACAGCTTATTATGGTTTTTATAATTGGTTTGCTGATAATAATGTAACTTTTTTAGATACCGAAATGAAATTAGTTTCCGAACAATATCAATTTGGTGGTACATTTGATGCAATATGTGAAGTAAATGGTAAGTTAGTTATTTGTGATTGGAAAACATCTAACAGTACATATTCAGAATTTCTGATTCAATTAGGTGCTTATAGACAACTAATCCAAGAAAATCTTGGCTATGACATAAGAGGTGCAATACTTCTTAGATTGGATAAAGAAGAAAAAGGAGTCTATGAAGAACACCATTACAAGATTAAAGACTTGAACTGGGGTTGGAAAGTTTTTAAGTTATTACTAAAAATACAGGAGAATAAAAGATAATGAGAAAACGATTTTTAGATGCTGATATCTTTAGTAAGCAATGGTTCAGAAAGCTATCGGCACAACAAAAAGTATTATGGCTATATATTATATCCAACTGTAGCCACGATGGCTTTTGGGAGTATGATCCTGAAAGATTGACCTTTGAATGCAATGGATATGAAGGAGAAATACCTGACATCATTAAAGAAAAGCTACAAATGATTCCTATTGATGATTCACAATATCTATTAAAAAGCTTTATACGATTTCAATATGGAAAGCTAAAAATGACAGCACCAGTCCATAAACGAATCATAGAAAGAATATTTGATAAAGGGTTACATGATCATTTTGAAGAATTAGAGGGAGAGTTTTAATGGATACCAAAGAACTCAATTCAATCTTAATATATTGTAAAGTAAATGACATCTATGAAATTCAATATGTAGAATCTTCAGGGAGAGTTTCATCAGAACTACAAAACACAATGGAATTGTATTGCTTTAAGTATAATAAATACATACCAGTTAAAGATATAATAAAAACAGCCAAAGAACATGGCTACAACAAGGATTTGGGATAAAGATAATGAACATGTATTGGCATTTAAAAGGAGTGTCGCAGGTAACCAATCCTGTCTACCCTTGGTCAAATATATGCTTTCGATTCTTATTGGTCTGGCGACATATCCCAAAAAAATTATGAAAAATAAAATATTATGTGGAGATTGCTTAGAACTTATGAGTGATGTAAAAGACAATTCTTTTGACATTGTAGTAAGCAGTCCACCTTATAACATAAATAGGAAGTATAATACCTATAATGACAATAAAATTAACTTTATAGATTGGCAAGTAGAAGTATGGAACACAGTTTGCAAAAAATTAAAAAGTAGTGGACATTTATTTTTAAACTTACAGCCATCAAGAAAAAATCCTTTATGGTGCTATGAACTTGTTTCAAGATTAGATTGGAAAATACAAAACACTATCATTTGGAATAAACAAATAGAAATAGATAAACACATAAGAGGTCAAGGTACATCATTTCGTAGTGAAAAATATTTACCAAATGGTTGGGAATTTGTATTTCATCTTACTAAAAATGGAAATACAAAAATATCGCAAGAAAAAAGTGGTGTTGGTTATCAGCCGAAGCATATAAAAGAAAATAAAAAAAGATATAACATTGGATTGTGGCGACCAACAGTAAACACCTGGCATATACCTTATGAAACAGTAGGAAGTGGTAAAATCAGTAATGACAAAATAAAAGGTGGGCATATAGCAGTATTTCCTAAAAATCTTGTTAAAAAGTGCATACAATTATCAGGATTAGAAAAAGGAATATTATTTGATTGTTTTGCAGGAACTGGAACATCGTTTATAGCAGCACAAGAAATGGGATTAGATTATTTTGGCTTTGATATAGATAAGCAATATGTAGAATTTGCTAAAAAAAGGTTAAATACAACATGAAAAACATTGAAAACGAAGCAATTGGCTATCAACAGCTAATAGACGAGGTAGAAAAAGAACAAGCAAAGATATTAAAAGAACTAAAATATGTTCTTACTGGTATACAAGGGGGAAGGTCATTATCAGATCAAGAATATCAATGCTTTATTGAACGAGCATTAGAAAGAAAGAAATTTGACGATATAGCTTACAACATGAGAATATCAGAAAGTTCAGCAAAGACCTATTATAATCGAGCCATAAAAAAGCTATCGAAAGAAGCTACTTTGGTAAAATATAAACTTCGTAGAAAATGAGTATTGTTGATAAATACAAAGTTAGAGCAATAAAAAAACATGAATGTAAAGAGTGGCTATTATATAAGCATTATTTAAAAAGAATGACATCTTTTACATATCAATTTGGACTTTTTGACAAAGAATTAGTTGGTGTATGTACTTTTGGTAATGCAATCCCTATGTTTATGAAAAAATCTTTATGTGGTGAAACATATATGGATAATGTTTATGAATTGAATAGACTTTGCACAAATGATAACCTTGAAAAAAATATACACTCTTACTTTATATCACAATGTCTTAAACTATTACCAAAACCAAAGATTATTGTTAGTTATGCTGATAAATCATTTGGTCATAATGGATATGTGTATCAATCAAGCAATTTTTATTTTACTGGAGAAAGCCATACACAAATGGATTGGAAGTTAAAAGGTAGAGAGCATATACATTCAAGAACATTAATGGACGAATTTGCATTTGAAAAAGATAGAATAAAAAAATTAAAAGAAAAATATGGAGATGACTTATATCAAGTAAAAAGAGAACCAAAGTATAGATATGTATATTTTGTAGGAAATAAAAGGCAAAAAAGGGAATTATATAAACATAAATTATTTGACATAATGCCTTATCCCAAAGGTGATAATAAAAGATATGATGCTTCATATAAACCGAGTACACAAACACAATTATTTGACTAATGAATAAGTTAGACACAGCATATCATCAACTAAAAGAACTATCTCATAGTACAGATTACCACCACTACCTACATAACAAGTATTACACCTATAAAGAGCAACTAAAGACCATTAATAATAAATTGGATAAAGAAATGGCACATATCCAGGACAATAGAACACCTGAACAACACTTTATGGATATATGTAGAGGTTGGTTGGTAGAAGATGTATTTAATTATCTATTCTCATTGCCACCATATAAAGAACTAACTGCGACCTTTGATAACCATGATCAAGATAGAGTGATAAGAGTCATGAGAAGGGAAATAACTGCAGCACCTGACTTTAAAATAACTTACAGGAACAAAACCATAAAGATAGAAGTACAGTCCTTATTTGCTAATATGCCCTATTTCCACATTAAAGAACATAAAGCTAAAAAGCTAAGCCACAGAAATAGTTTCCTGATCCAATTCAATATTCCACATAAGCAGATAGTAGTCTTTGAGCCACATCAAATAGCATTAGGCACATATAGACTAATAGAGGACTTTAGTACCGATACCATAAAGAAATATGGATATAAGTATATCATAGATGACCTACCTGAAGAAATGATTATATCAAACTTCGTCGATAAATTGCCTAAAAAAATAATTTCCTTATTTTCTTGACACTAATTGTAGAATACTATATTTTAAGTAGTTAATTAAAACAAAGGAGAAAAAAATGATTAATAAAAAAATAGATGCAGTAAGTACATTAGGACAAGGGGTTCATATTCATAGTCATAATTGTGGCGATATTCAAAGATCTAACTGGTACACAGCGACAAGAAAATTCAAAAACACTATTGAAATATTAGAAAGTCCTTTTGCTGAATATTCTGATTTAGAATTTACCATTTTAGAGAAAAAAACAAGATGTGGTAAAGATGGAAATGCTTACATGGAGTTAGCAACAGGAGATGCTATTGAAATGATTGAGCCAAATGTATACATATTAGATGTGCCTAATGATGAAGATGATGAAAACTACGATTATGCTTATGATGAAAATGGTAAACAAATAAGATATACATTAAAGCAAATTTCAGAAATATCTTGTTTTAGTGATTGGGAAAATACTAAAGTTTTCCCATGTGCTAAAAAATAAACATACTACCTCTTAATATCAGTTAAGTCAGAAAGCCCCTCAAATCGAGGGGTTTTTTGTAGTCCTCAAAAAAAAATCTTTATGAACAATATCAACACTTACAAGCATTTATAAGACTTTACTAAGGGTTTCTTGTAGTCTTTTTCACTATATAGTAGAAGGGTAACACCTTCCCTTTCGTTTTAATAACGAACACATAACCTTCAAATAGTGGGGTGATTAGTTTGGCTGCAGCTAAAACAACAAAGGTTGTAAAACAACCAAAAAACAACGAAAAACTTGTTGGTGGAATAACTGGCAAGGGTTGGAAAAAAGGACAATCAGGTAATCCTAATGGAAGACCTAAATCTGGTTTTGCCTTAAATGAATATATCACCGATCTTGCTAATGTAGAATTAGAAGATAAAAAGACTATGTTAGAAGCTGTTGTAGGTAAAGTATATGAAGAAGCATTAGATGGTAATATGAGTGCTATTAACTTCCTGGCAGATAGAATCTTGGGTAAACCAAGTCAAAG